CGAAAGGGCGCAATCGAGAGAGCGCGGATACAGAGAGACGAAACGAGGCGGCAAGCTATCGAAGTGTATAAACAAATGTGTCCGTCTAAGAACTGCAAAGGCTGTGCAAGCCGGATACATAAACAGGAAACACAATCGACACGATGCGACGGGAATTGTGCACGGATTAGATTACTTATTAACGGATTAGACCGGATCGAAACGTTATGTATATAATCAGGCGTATTCAATGCAAATCGGGCGATGTGTCCGAGACGCATTTAGTTGAGATAGAAACGGACGACATCGAGGCGACACGAAAGGAGTTGCACGATTGTTATCAATGTGATAAGATTCTTTTTAATTATGACGAACAATGAGTAGAAACCCGCATTACATTAAGATGATTAACTCCAACAAATGGAAGTTACTTCGAGCTAAGAAGCTACAAAGCAATCCGGTTTGTGAAGTGTGCGAAGCGAACAATCGCAGTACACTTGCAACGGAAGTACATCACACTGTCCCGGTTGAGTCCGTGCCGCATGAACTCGGAATGAGACAACTAATGTTTGATTATAACAATCTGGAAAGTCTATGCCATTCGTGCCATTCCGATAAACATCGGCGCGCTTTCAGTCATTCGAAAGAGGCGGTTCAGGCGAACAATCGGAGGGCAACGGAACGGTTTATAGATAAGTATTTTTAATTTGCTGACACAGTTTAAATTACATTCTCAAATCTAAAGTTAATCCTCAATAATTATTGAGGATTAACTTTAGCATATGCGGACTTAAAGGCAATATCACTTCTTAAAGCAAAGTTATCATTATTAGTACGAGTCTTTTTTATCATTTCATCGTACACGTTTTTATCAAGAGCAATATAAATACATAAATAATAAAGTGGGGTTAACATACTAATACTTATAGGGAAACATCCTTCTTGATTGTAAGACTCCATTGTGTATTCTTTCACAAATAATAAATATTTCTCTTGATAAGATGTCAGAAATATATCTAATTTTCCTATTGTACTTATATCTAAAAAGTTTAATTGCTTTAGAAGAATCTCACTTGACGTAATATTATTTATTGCACAATTACTTATTGACTGTATAATTGAGATCGCACTCTTAATGACTTGGCTATTATTAGCAAATGAAATAATTGAAGCTTGATTAATTTCTATATCGTTAGGAGTATTCTCTATTAATTGGGGCAATCTCTTTTCATAAGATTTTAAGTCTTTTTTTAATCTGTCAAATTCAATATCTGCAGTTTCGAGTAAAGCTGATAATCTATTAAATGATCTTATAAAATTATCAGGAACAGATACTGCACTCTTATATCCTAAATCGTGTTCAATCTCTGCCCATGCGTGCTGTAATATAGAGCGTATTTGTATTTCAAATTTCATATCTTTGAATGGTTTAAATTCAGTAAGATTGCATCTTTCTTCCTTAAAAGATGCTACATAGTGCAAAGAACGATACCCGAATACATCATTATCGAGCTTTCTTTTATCTACGCTATTCTCTACATCAATATTAAATTCTTTCTTTATCATTTCTGCGATAGTATCCACGTCACTATCTAAGTATGTAATAATTCTAATTCCAACAATATCGGTAATATCATTTAAACACTGATACTTGCCTTCCTTATTATCTATTTTATTAGATAAACTTCTTTCTTCTTTTACTCTACTACTTAATTGGTGAATAATGGTTTTATTTTCTTTTAGAAACTCGTCTATTAACATTTCTAGCTTATTAGAAAGCTTTTCGAATAGATTCTTTTTTTGGGTGTATTCCTTTAGTATGTTGTCTTTCATAATATTGATGTTCATATAATTCAAAACAAATATAATGCTTTTATTGATATGCGGGGGCTGTTTTTTTATTTTTTAACGCGATACGCTAAACCCACCTCACCTCATATTTACC